TTTGTTTGTTCTATCTGATGTAATATTTAATTTTTCTGATAACCATTTCCATGTTCGATCATTAAATTGCCACAACCCTACATCTTTTGACCCGTCTTTATTTACACCGACTGCCGTATGTTTTCCTCTTGATTCACACCAGCTTACTCTAAGCATGGTTTCAATATCTTCTTCTTTAAAATATTTACTGATTAGAGGTATATGTTCTTCCATTTCATAGATGATAAAATTCCTGGATCTACATTCCTGATAGGTTTCAAGTTGCTCGAAAGTAAGAGGGGTCGACAAAACACAAGTTAACAAAATTTCAGCTATCAAATAACCTACTAGCTAACTTTTTCTTTGACTAATTCATCAAGGGTTGTGATACCTACTTTTAAATCAACTGAAGAAAATTTGCCTTCATCATTGTAGATAGCCTTAGCCTTAATGCCGTCATTTTCAATACCAACTAATTTTTTAGCCATATTTACCTAATTCTATTTTAATCTCTAATTATGACTTATCCAACTCTAAATTAATTAAATATTCGCTTGTTACACCAGTACCTTTTTTAGCAAATAAAAGATATTGACATGGCCTACCCATACTGGCTAATTGTTCTTGTGCAAATGTATTATACGATTCAGTAGACCCATTAACCCACAATCGTATGTCATTCACATACATTGTTGTCGGCGTATGGTAATGACCTGCGCATGCATAATTAAAATCTTCCATAAGGCCACTACTTGCTAATGCTTTCCAACCTAATAATTTTTTTCCAAAACCATACCATGGAAAACCACCGAAACCTCGAACTTGGTCGCCATGAAATAAAAAGAATTTACATCTTTCGCCTAAATCGGCAACTGTATACCAATTTCTTTCCCCTGCGCCCTCTGGTGTATTAAAAGTTATTCTATCGTTATCTTGATAAGCCATTTCTACAATTTTATATAACATTCGATCTGCGTTTGTTTCTGGGTCATAAGACCTACGACTCTTGCCACCTAACGCACCGTGGTTACCAATTACAAAATGACAATCAACTTCTTCAAATTCAGCTAATAATTTATTTAAAAAGCCAATCATGATTCTTGGCCCGTCAATTGTAACCTGTCTATATAATGAAGAATCGATTAGATGTTCTTGCCCTGGAAATATAAGTTCGCCTTCTACAATATCACCTAGAGCAAATACACAAACCTTTTTAACTGGGTGTGATTGTCTTTGTATTCTGGCAATTTCTATTATCTTATCGGCATAATACAAAACCCTTTGTTCTGCTATTTCTGAATTGTAATCTGGTGTAACTTTGGCCAATTGAATATCAGATAATAAAGCAATTGCAACCTCTTCTTTGGCTTTTCTTCGATCTTTAGGTGGAACTTTTACCTTTGGTATCTCTAATAGGCCTAAATTGTCCTTAACAGCCGTGTAGACAGCCTCTACAAGATCAAGTTTCTTTTGCTTAGCCTTTTCCAATGACTTTAAAATACGCCTGTTTGTGGCCTTTAAATCGTCATTTTCGTTTATTACATTTTGGTAATCTTCACCTGAAAATTCTTCAAAAGATTTATTCTGTTTGGCCATGCTCATACAGATAATCTGATATTGTCTTGTCTGCCACCGTCCAGCCACAAGATTCTTTTAGCCACTTAATAACAACTCTTCTTGGAAAACCCTCTTCGACTTTCTCTAAAGCAACTTTAAATTGTTCTTCTCTTTCTGGGGTCTTCTGAAAGTAGGGTTTACGACTTTTTTCCAGTAATTCTGGATTGTTTTTTAAAAATTCTTCAAATGCTTCTTGCATATAAATCTAAGGTTTATTTTAGTATAAAAAAACCAAATATCAGTAATTTAAAATATAATTTGTCTTAAGGTCTATTTAATATAAATAATAGTAAAAGACATATTTTTATGACTTTGTAGGTTATGAGTCTGCAAATAGGTTAAATTTATTTCTTTTCTTTCATTGGATAGTAATTAGCTAGGTGGCAGGAAAATTTCCCTCACCTAGCTTTTTACATTAAAACAGTAATTAAAGTTGCTACTGATATACCTGCAATAATCCAACCATAAATTTCTTGTCGTGTTGGTCTTGTTGATAAATCTTTTTGTATTTGGTCTAATTTTTCAAATAATTTATCAATATCAAGCATTACTTTATTAATCATTTCTTTTTGTGTGTATCCATTATCAGCCATAATTTATCCAAATATACAGGTAAATTGTCTATCGGCGGTTTCAGTTCCGTCAGATTTAACACGAATATAACCCATGCTTAAAAAATCAAAATCGTTTGTAAATACCAATGAATTTGCAGTAAAATCTACCTCTTTTGTATTTCCGTCTTCATCAGCTATATCGTAAAAAGTAGAATTATCCATACTAAATTGTATTTTAAATTTACTTGCACTCATGGCCGAAGGCATTAATATTGCTCGTAATTTATTACCTTGCATATCAACACTGGTGCTATTTTGATTATCTTCCGATATATCGATAATTAGATTACTACTATGATTTTTTAACCTACTATAAGGCTCACTTGGTTGCACCATTAATGATCAAAACTCCCATATTTACAATCGCATAAATTAACACGAGTACCTTTTTCATTAATAAAACTACTACAAGATGTCGTCTTTGTCGATCCAGTCCCATTCTTTAATTTTTGCAATATTTCTCTCCAACTTATCTAATTTAAAAGTAATAAATAATATAATTTTAAACACAAAATATACAGATACTACTCCCATAAAAAAACTTTCCATTATTAAACCTTTCTTATTTTCTAAAGTTTATTGTGATTAACCAGATTCCTAATGTAATGATTGTCGCTAATCCAGTTATTTGTTGAGCTGACCCTGTAAGAGTTAAGGTTGCAATAATTAAACCAACCAAAGTCCAGCTTAGATTTAATGTCTCTTTGATAATATCTAAGAGCCATTTTAAAAATTTATTTATCATAATGTTTTCCTAAACATAAAACTGCTTATTGTTACTATTCTAGTCAAAATTACCGGCACTACCACCTCTTGTGCTTTTTCTTTTTGGTCCTGCGTCATATCATTACCTATGTTCGATAGATCAATAGCCTCAAAATCAACTAATACTTCTATCGGGTTTTCTATAAAATTTTCAAATTGTATTTCAGTAACAACATCAGCTAATGTGTAATCTTCTACATTTTTATTTTCAATTGCCTTTTCAACAAAGACCTTAACAGCCTCTGCTACTACCTCATCTTCTTTTATTGATTCAGCAATTATTTCTACATCTTCAGTTTCTTCAAAACCTAATACCTCTGCAACAACCTCTTGTTGTTCTTCAGTTAATTCTTCAACATCTTCAATGGCCTCTTCAATCACCTGAGAAACTACCTCAACAATCTCTTCAGTTATTTCTTCTAATTCTGAATATTCTTCTATAATTTCAATAACTTCTTCGGTCTCTAATTCTTCTACATATTCTTCTATGTCTTCTGTTTCAACAGGTAAACTTTCTAATATTTCAGTTTCTTCTTCAATTATTTCTTCTGATTCTTCAAATACCTCAACTGTTATTTCTTCTTTTTCTTCTTCAATAACAATAATTATTTCTTCTGGTATTTCTTCAACTTTTATTTCTTTGATCTCAATTGGCTCTAGGTCTTGTATTACCTTTTCTACCTCTTGAATAACATCAATAAATTCTTGTATTTCTTCTTCTGGTAAATCTAAATCTTCTAAAACATCAGCCTCTTCAAGCTCTTTTAAAATTTCTTCTTCTTTCTCTTTTTCGATTCTAGCCAATTCTTCTTCATATTCTTTTAACTCTCTGGCCTCTCGCTCTATGTCTGTTTCATAAATACCGGTTTCAGCAAAATTATTATCTTTTTCTTCTTGTATTAATCGTTCTTCTTCTAGCCTTTTTCTTTCTTCTTCTTCAGCTTTTAATCTTGCCTCTTCTTTTTCTCTGGCCTCTCTTTGTGCGTCAGTTTCTCTTAGGCCTGTTTCCTCAAAGTTTTTATCTCGTTGTCTATCTCTTTCAATACCCTCTTGTTTTTCTTTTTCAGCCGCCTCTTTTTCTTTTTGTATTCTTTCTTGCTCTAATCTTCTGGCCTCTGCCTCTGCCTCTTCTCTTGCTTTTCTTTCATCATTGGTTTCATAAAGGCCTGTTTCTGCATAATTATTTTCAATTTCTATTTCATCTTGTGTTTTTGCAATTGTTGTTGTTGTCGAACTAGTCGTTGTTGAACTAGTTGTAGTACTAGAAGTGGTAGATGATGTAGAAGAAGTAGTTGAAGTCGTTGAAGTAGTTCCGTCATCATAAACATAGTATAAATCATCAACCAATACATAATCACTAAAGTTCATCTCAATTCGCCAAATTGTATAGCCTTCTGGTGCTGTATACGATTCATCAAAATCTTGATAGCCATTTGAGATCGAATAGGTTACCCAGTCTGGATTTGAAGAATTGCCGTCAGCGTCTTTTATAAATATGTTGTAATGCCATTCATAATTTACTGCACCAACTTTAAAACCTATTTCATGTATGTTGTTTTCAGAAAATGTTATTTGCAACATTCTATTGCTTACACTGTTGATGTTGTAATTTATTGAGTAGCCTGTAGATCCATAATCACCAGCCCATAAATTACTTATCTCATAATTTGTAGATGTTTCATTACTTAAAGACCAATTTGTAACACTGATTGTAGATTGCGTAAAACCATTTTCATCAAATGGCTCATCTACCGTTACATTTTCAGCAAATACAGGTACTGGTTGAATTAAAAATAATACAAGCGCAATTCTTGCAATTGTATTTGTCCGAATGGACACTAACCTTTATTAGTTGGTGTCCATTCTTCCAAACCATTTTGAATGGCGGTTACACCTGCTACTAATCCTGCTACAAGTGCGTTCTGTAAAACATCTACCTCAACCATTCCAGTGCCACTAGCTACTAAAACACCAAGAAATGCTTGTATAAATGTTCTTAAGGTTCTTATACCGACTCTCATCAGCCAATCTTTGTTAATCATCTTTCCTCTTTTAACTAATTGGCGTTTTTTTAAAAAAGTCTATATGAACTTTTTACCCTCTATCTTACCATTAAGGGTTATAAGTTCGCCTTTAATCTCTGATAATTTATCCATAACTGTTTTAGTTAATATAACATCATCAGTTGAGGCATTTGATAATGGTTTCATTAATAGGTCAGTAATTTTGGTATATTCAATGGTTACCTTTTCGCCTTTTAATAAGGCCTCTGCAACCTTAGGATAAAACTTTTTATAGGCATTTCCAGAACTACCAACAAAACCATTTTGATTTACATCTAAATCTTGTTGTGTATCACCAACCAATAGGCAACCTGCTGTATTTTCATCAGTATTTCCTATATGAATTAAGATCCAGGTAAACTCTGGAACATCAAGAATATGCAACATGCCTTTATGAAAATCAAATTTTTTGGCATATCTTTGGTGGAAACCACCTTCTGTTCTAAGTTCGATCTTATAAGTACCCTCTGGGATACAGGTTTCACCATAAACTTTTTTTTCTTGATATTGGTCCTCTAAGGTAAAACATTCAAATGTATCATCAATAAACAACATTCCATTTGTTGCGTCTTTACCAAATTGAGTCCTAACGACTTTTAATTTCATTAGGCAGGTTTTGGATTATCAGTTTTAACTGTTTTAATATCAGTGTACCATTCCGCAGTTTTTGCGTCATCACCAAATAAACCAGCGTCTACAGCTTTATAGATTTGGTCTAATTGGTCTGGAATAGATTTATATGCTTCTTGCCTAGCTTGAATATATCCAAACTGTTGGTCATTCCACTTAGAATTAGCCAAGTCTGTAATTGCTTGGTCGTAGTCTGCTTCTGAAAATTCCATACGCTCATTATTCACTTGTTTATAAAGTGGTTTTGCGTTTTCTATTTCAGTAGTAGCTTCTGTTGTTAGTTCTTCTAATGTTGCCATATCTCTCCTATCTTACTATATATTTCTTATACTTACTTCTTTAAAGCATATAAAACAAATCGACCTTTATCAATATTTCCACTTTCCATAAAGAACTGTAAACCATCTCTTGCTGTTCCAGATGAAGTAAAAACTCCACCACCTTGTTCTCCATATAAAGTAGCATCTGCAATTTTTGCACTTACTTCAGAAGTTATATAAGCATATTGACTTGTTGAATTGAAGTTAAACAAATATAAAGTTCCATTATGTTGTTCTCCTGTTGCTGAACCAGATTGTCCTGCACCATTTACTCTCCATAAAGTTTGATTAGTAGTGCTTGTATTAACAAAACCTGCAAAAGAATAAAGTCCTTTACCTACTCTATCATAATTAGCTGTTGTGTTTGCAGTACCACTTTCAGTAACTCTTGCAGATAAATAAGTTGCATCTGTATCTCCCTCTACACCATTGAAGTGGATTATATACACATCATAATTGCTGTCTATGCCTGTCAAAGATACTGAACCTGTTGCTGAACTAACTGTTGTTTCTTGAATTTTTACTAAGCTACCACTCATTTTACACCATACACATTAACAATAATTTCATCATATTGTCCTGTTCCATTGAAAGTAAATTTTATTCCTGTACAGGAAGTTGTTGAATCTAACATTCCTATACCTAACCAACCGTGATTATTTCCAGATGAGTTACCTTTAAAAAAAGTATTATCAGATGAACTGAATGGATTATAAATATATAAATCTACATAGCCACCATTGTCATAACTTAACCAAACAATAGTACTATCTGAAGTACTTTTTCTTTCACTACCAGAATTACTACCATAATTCATTTGTTGAACTGCATACTCATAACCAGATGTTACTTCTGTATCTGTGCTATCTATTAATGTTATTTTATTTGCTTGTGTTGCATTAGTACCACTTCTTTCAAAATCCATAACAACATAATAAACATCATAAGTATCAGAAAATATATCTGTAACCTCTAGAGAGGTAACACTTGTTGCAGTAGTTTGTTTTATAAATTCTTTATTAGTAGCCATTAGGAATATTCTCTCAATCCATACAAACAAAACAACCCTGTAAAAGTTGTAGTAGCGTGTCCTGTTAATCTAATTGCATTTACTGTTTCATCAACAAGTCTTTCTGCAAACCCTATTTGTATAACATCATTTCCATTTGAATTTATATCTGTTGAATAGTTACTACAAAAACTTCTTTTAGTGCTATCTCCTAAATTATGAAACTTAGCCCAACCATTACCAATTTCGTGGTCACCATCTGTACCTAAAGATGAACTTAAATATTGTAAAAATGTATTTGTTCCAGATGTTTGTCCACCAAGTGAATTGTTAGCTAAATAAACATTTGTATATGAAGTTGTTTCATAGGTGCTACCACCGTCATTAGAAAATCTTGCTACTAAATGTCTAGCATTAGTAAGAGTATGAACATTATTATAAACTAATAAATGCTCTCTATAAGTTCCCTCTCTTAAATTAGTAAAATCTATATTTGAAACTGCTGTTGTTATATCTTGAGTTTCAATTAATTCTAATTGTCCATACTGTGTCCATTTATTATCTGCTACTAATTCGTTTATTTCAGCAGGATTGAATATACCTTTGTTATTACCAAAACTTTGTTCTGGTATATCTACTCCTACATATCCATATTTATTACTTTTACTCATATCAAACTACCTTATATAAAGTGAATGTTCCACTTGAAAAATTACTTGCACTTTCCCAATAAAAAAGAATAGTATCACAAGCACTTGCCTGTGTTACAACTCCACCACCCTGTTGTCCAAATAAAGTTGAATTAAAATTTATATAGGCAGTTTCATAAGTCAAAAATGAATATTCACTAGAGTTTTGAAAATTATAAAGATAAAATATTCCCTGCCCTGTTTCAGCACTTGCATTACTTTGCCCTGCATTTAAATCAAATCTAGTTGCACCATTTGAAGAATTATTACTAAATGTTGTATCTGTTCTTAAATCTTTACTTGCCTTATCATAAGGTGTTAATGTTGTTGCACCATTTTTTAATTGAACTCTCATATCTTTGTTATCTGTTGCTGGTTGAACATTATTGAATGCAACCATATAAACACAATCTGTGTCAATATTTGTAAAAGAAACTTCTGCTACTGCACTTGTGATAGTTTCTGTTGCTACTTGTACTAATTTACCTGCCATTAGCTATCTACTCTCAATCCATAAGTTCTAACTGTTATATCTGTAAAACTTCCAGATATTGGTGTAAATTTTATTCCTGTGCAAGATGTTGTTAGTTTTAAAACACCTATTGATTTTGTTGACATAAGTGGTATTCCTGCACCACCATAATATAAACTCTCTTGTCCTA